ACCCATGTTGCGAAGTGCGTTTACATCATTATCAGATGTGCCAACACGCAAGGTCGATTCCAGCAGACGATCTGCAACGAACTGAAGCTGTGGTGGAATAATCAACTTAGTGCCTTTTAAAGCAATAATCATATTCCGCTCATCTACAAACGTTGAAATGTCGATTAGAGCATTTTCAAGCGAAGTTTCGTTGAGGTCAGCCGCAGTCGTTGGTTCATTGCGGAAAGTACCGCCTTGAGCCAACGGGTGGTCAGTTGCACAAAGTTCTTTTCCATCACCACCCGTAAAGGATGAGCTAAAGGCGTTGTTAAGAGTAGCAGCGGCCTTAACTTGCTTGGAATGCGCCATAGAGCGCGCAAGAGCTTTAGTGTAACGAGCGCCAAGACGATCATAGAGATTGTCTTCAATCGCTTCTTCGGTCAAAGCGAACGCTAAGGCAATGGTTTCATGGGTGTAACGGGCGGTGTACGCTTCGTTAGCATCATCAAACGATATGCCAGCACCTTCGGTTTTTGTGGGAGCATTCCCAAAACCTGAAAGCATAACTTCTTCCTCGAAAGCGCGATCTGATGTCTCGGTTTCGTAGATTTCGCTATGCTCATTATCGTAACGGTTATATTCCATTCCGAAGAGTGCGTTTAGTCCCGGTTCTAGTTCTTTAACCAGTTGTGAACGTGAAATAGCCATTGTTTAGCTCCTTACGCTAATCCGACGCCTTTAAGGCCGAATATATGGTTTCCAATGACACAATACACGTTTGTATGTGCTGATCCTACATCACTATTTTCTGGGTCTTCAGAAATATCAATGACTTTCAGAGGCAATCCAGTACCTGTACCACCGTCCGAAACATTAAGCTCGGAACCAGCTACACCGCTTTTGGCGTTGCCTGCGGTAGTATAGATAACGTCGAAGTTGCCAAGCAAGTCAGCAATTGGGAATGCAACATTACATTGAATTTCAAAGATAACCATAGGGTCATCAATGATGAACGCAATAATATCAGCAGCATCAGTGCTTGCAGGGTATGAATTGCTAAATACCTGTTCCCCAGTTGTGGGGTCAGTGAATTTACAACCATTGAATACGCCAACAATAGGTACTGTTCCGCCATCGGCATGTATCTCTACAGTGCCGCCAGTGACTTGCATAACCATGTCACCTTGGAAAATTGCAGTACCGTAGTCTGCGGCGATCCGATATCGGCTTTGTCCACCTGTGAACGGGGTTCCCCCAATTCGCTTTACGGGACGAAGACCGAATGCAGCGTCTTGATTCGCCATCGTTAATCTCCTTGTTTAGCCCCTCTTGAGCCGAAGCTTACAGAGGACTTACGTTGTGGTGCCAATTTTGGCATTAAGGCGTTGCTATCCCGCATCCAGTCGCGGTCAACAGCGTCCATTTGATTTTGTGCCACTTTTGCATAGTGACGATTCCGCTGTTCTACGAGTTCGACGGGGATACGAGCAAGTACAAGACCACCAACACCAATGATGCCAGCGTTCCTTCCCTCATCAACTATAGGACCAAAGTATTCTGGGTATTCCTCAGCGCGAACGAGTTCCCAGCCTTCTTGCCGTTTTTTATGAACGTTTGTTTTATCGTCATATTCCATGACAGATTCACGAATCCATCGATGCTTGTACCCCACGGGGGGTTCAGGAGCGTCTAAAGCAGAACCGGGACGCCATTCTTGAACACGTTGTTCGTGTTCCCGCGAGTCTGAGTCACGTGATGCCCTATTAGCCATATCATTCACTCCTATTCTCAATTTTAACAACCTCTTTAGCATACACTTCAAGAGGTATCCGCATTTTATTGGCAAATGCGACCTGCCCCGGCGTAAGTTCCACCGATTTCTTCCGCCCAGACTTTAGTGACCGTCCGTTGCCAGACGAAGGTGTAACAACTTGGGCGCGTTGTTGTTTAACCTCAAACTTGTTCGGCATCTCCCTGCGAAGACGCTTATCTACCTCCGAATAGTAGACATCAGACGAAGGATCGAAGTCCTCTTCCAATACCAACTGTTCATGGATTGCTTGTGCCGCTCTTGTCATAACGCGGTCTTGTCCAAACCAATCGTTTTTAGACAGCCATGTCTCCAACTTGGGGTCTTGGCGTTGCGGTTGCTGTTGCTGCTGTTGCTGTTGTTGTTGTTGCTGTTGTGCTTGAGCCTGTTGTACTTTTTCATTCTCAACATCACGCGCAGCCTTTGCCTTTTGTAGCCGTAGACGTTCTTTTTCTATCGCTACTTGAGACAATGCAGATTGCGCTTCTGCAACACGGTCATAATCACCAGCCTCATGCGCCTCAGTCAAAGCACGTTTAACTTGCGCTTCCTGAGAAGTAATTCGGCCTTCGTATTCTGTTCTGTAACCTTGATCCAACTGTGCCAAACGAGCTTTCATTTGCTCATTCTGCTGTTGTACCTGTTGAGCATACTGTACCGCAGCCTGCGCTTCTTCCGAAGCCTGTTTGCGCTTTGCAGTAAGTTGGTTAATTCTTTTCTTGACGCTTTCGCTATAATTTTCTAGCTCATCGTCGCCATCTGATTTTTTCCGAACAGTTGTTCGGGTTTCTTCGTTATCAGACGCAGAAACGTTATCTTCTTGAACTTCATCATCAAGTTCAACAGAAGTACCAGTTTCTAATTCGTCATCTTCACGAATGTTCTCAGCCATAGACATTTTCCTTGCTCTCCCTGTCGTTATACATACGAAATATCTGTTGGGTCAAGGATAGTCGCTATGATGTTATCATCATTTATGATTCTAACCTCAAGACCATCCACTTTAAACCTATTGCCAGCATATCTTCCTATAAGAACCCAATCCTTTTCAGAACACCAAGGTCCACTTGGGAACTTCTGGTTATCTGTGTATGAATCAGGGCCAAGCCGAACAACGTATGCAGCCACAGTTGCAAACGCTTCACGGTCTCTGGTCTGATCTGGAATATACAAGCCGCCTTTGGTCTTGGCGCTTGGATAATAAGGGATAATAAGAACGCGATAACCTGTTGGCTGTGGTAGCCTGTCAATCGCTGATGAATCCAACTCAGATGGATCGTTCTCATTCTTGTTTTCTTCTGAAGAATGCTTGCCAAAAGCTGTTTCCAAAGGGTCAGGTAGCTTTGTTTTCTCTACTGACTTGCCTTTTGCAACTGCTTTTGCAACGTGGTCAGGAACAAATAACTTTTTAGTCATCGTCTATGTCTATGCCTTTCATCGCGGTTTTGATGTCATCTTCCACGTAGGCCATTCCGCGTATTTCGCCTACGAGATACCGATATTCGTCCCAAGACGAAACCGAACCGTCCGCGAGTCTGTCCTTTAGACGAGAATCGCGCTCACGAATGTTTTTGAATAGATATTCGGCTAAGTGTATAGCGTCCATGCTGTATCTCCCGCGCATACAGTATGCGATTATGCGGGATATACAAGGATTATTGCCAAGTAGTTAGAAAATACCCTTAAACTTCTGGGGTTTCGCTATCTTACTAAATCTTTTTATAAAACGACTTATTCTTTTTGGCTGGCTTTTGGGCTGGCTTTTTAACGGGCTTTTCAACTTTAACGGCAACTTCATTGCTAACCACCTCTGGCACTACTGGCGTTTCAACAACAGGTTCTGGCGCTACAGTTATAGCAGCACGTTTTGCTGCTTTAATCTCTGCTGCCATTTTTTCTCTTACAGAAGAACTCATTTTTTATTTCCTTTTTCTGCAATTTCTCTTGATTGTTCTTTAATTTCTTTTTGCTGCCGTTCTAAATCAAGGAACTGCTGGTCTACATCGCTAGTCTGAGGAAAGTCTAAGACTTTACCCTTTGTCATTTCATCGCGTTCATTACAGCAATATCTTTTTGCGTCTGAATGCGTTCCTCAGCAATTCTAGTCTTGTCCTCTAACGCAGCCTCTGACACATCAATGCGCTGCTGATCTACCAGAACATTGTTACGCTCTTTCTCGCGCTCCATTTCCTGTCTGGCATCAAACTCAGAGGTTTTGCGCTGCATGTCAGCAGATTTAAGCTGCAATTCCTGATTGCGTATATCAACCAACGGATCAGACTCGGCTGGTGGCTCAACTGCCTGTGCCAAGCTCTCAGTCATGTCAGCAATTATAGCCGCTGCAATCTGATCTATCTGTGGTTTGATCTGCTCCATCATTTGCTGCATTTGCTGCGGGTCTTGCTGGATTTCAGGTGGAATACGTTCCATGATTTGCTCTTGCGCCTGCTTCTCGCCCAACAGACCTATATGCTCCTGAATGTGGCCTTGCAGGGCCATAATAGCATTAGGGTTAAGCTGCATAGCTGGCGTAGACATAACGGCCATATGCGTCTCTATGTGAGACTGATGGTCCTGTTCAGGGAATGCCTGCAATGGCTGTCCCATCAAAGCGTTCTGGTTTTCTTTAGCCGCATTCATAGGGGGTGGTGGACCGGGAGGTGGGGGTAACATGGCATCAATGTTATTAACGCCAAGAGCTTCATACATTTTGCGGTACGCTTGATACAGCCCCTGTGGGCCACCGTGTATTTCAGGGTTTGACTGTACTAACTGCAATTCACTCTGCGCCAAAGCAATACGCTGTGACATGGAAAAGATGTTAGGATCACTAACAGGCATTACATCAACACGCTGGTCAAAGTCCTGCGCTTTAATCTCTGGGCCAAACTGCTGCGATACCATGTAGGGGTATGGCTCTAAATCCTTAGAGAATATTTTTGCTAGAAGTTTAAATTCAAGCTTTTGCGAGTAGTGCATCCGCTTGTGAATTGCGGACATAACCTTTGTGCCGCGCTCCATGATAGCCATAGTAGTGCCTACGGGCGTTTCTCCGCCCATCTCAGCCACTTTCATGTCCGCCATTGATGCGAACCTGCGACCAGCGTCTACAAGCGTTCCTAGAAGGTTATACAGCGTGGCAGAAGGTTCCTTGAAAGGCAGCGGCATAAGAGATGCCTGCAACGTCTGACCAACCACATCAATGTCACGAAACTCACCGGGCTGTAGTGGGCTGTCTTCATCACGAATACGCGCACCACGGGCCTTAAAGCCAGCGGGTAAGTTAGCCAACGTACCCGCATCAATTAACTGACGCAGAATAGACGTTGACGCCATAGCCAAGCCGCCAATCATATGTGTTAAACCCAAGCCATAAAAACCCAGACCCGGCAGGAATTTGTAATGCACAAAGAATTGTTCGGCTCTCTTCATTGGGTCCGCTTCAGCGTAATTACGACGAACTGATAGTATCTCATCGGAATCAACCAAGATGGTCACAATGTACGGCAGTTTAAGGCCAGTGGGTTCGCCATCCATGCCAAGGTCTTCAAAGCCCTCAATGTCCAAAGACGTATGAATTTCATAAAGGGTTAAATCAGTAGATGAATTTGACGGGTGAACGCCCTGCACATCATCAATGGATTCTCTAATCTCATTAATCTTATCGCCTTCGTACCCATCGGTGGGAACGTCGATGTCAATGTAGAAACCATTTAGTTGCAGCTTGCGGACCTCGTTTGAATCCATGTTAATGCGCTGCGTAATGCGGGGCGAAGATGCCAAGTCAGTTGCGCCATACGGAACAATTAAATCTTCGGCGTGAACAAAGCTACTAACAGCCCGTTGCTTCAAAGGATCACGATAAACCTTTTTAAACGTTGAACCAACAACAGGAAGATAGAACAGCATTTGATCCAACTCTGGATCGTACTCTTCCATCTCGTATGTAATCATATAATTCATATAATCTTTAACGCGCTCGGCCTGCTTGACCAGTTCACCATTTTGAACGCCAATAATCTGCGTTCTAATAGGACCATTGGCGGGTAAAAGCTCGCGGTAGGCTTGTGCTTGGAATTGGGTAACACTTTCAGCCAGCAATGGATGAATGACGCCAGAGGAGCCTGCAAACGGCTCTGTGCGCTCCTCAGTCTTCATTCCCAAGAACTCTAAGCCCTGCTTGTATGTATCTTCCCATTCTTGGCGGGAGGATAGATCATCCTCAATGTCACCAACCAAGTCAGACGCAATGCGTCCTAGAATTGAATCATCAATAACTTCAGCCAAATTGCCATCAAACGGCAATGGTGGCATCACTTCTTCTTCTTCTGAATACTCACCCACAATGGCACTGCCATCGTCAAATTCAAAAAGGCCGGGGTCTTGAGCTAGTTCGGTAAGCTCAGTCATAATTCCGCTTTCAGGAGCGATAGGCATTTCAGGTATACCGCCCGGTCCTGCCTCACGATCTATAAATGCCATGTTATTCTCCTGTCGTAGTGTTGAGGCAGAAAAGCTCTACCAGCGGAAGTGTGGGAACCGGGAGCCATTGATACAGTTCGTCGGGAGGAACGCGATGCACCAATTTAATCCGCCTCAACCTCTTCAGTTATTACAGCCCCGCAAGTGGGGCAAGTAACAGCAAATTCTTCTGATTCATCTTCATCTTCATCTTCAACATCCTCAATCACAACGTCCTCTTCAGGATTAATAAAATAATCCTCGTATGGCAAATCAACGTCTATTGTGATTCTGGGCATTATTTCACGCCAATGAATTTTGTACCGCGCAACGCTGCACCGCCACCGCGAGAAAACCCTGTGTGATCTTCTGCAAACGAGGCTTCTACAGCTTGGGGATAATGCTCCTGCATAACGCCATTAACCTCAACGCTACCGCCTTTAGCAAAAAAACCCATATTATTCCGAACACCTTTTGGTAGTTTGGATAGACCTTTGTTGCTGGAAGGGACCG